ATTTTTTTTAGTTTTATTCAAGAATTCAGATTCTTTACATATTTTCTCAATTTTCTTCCTAACTAAACTATTATGTTCTTTCTTCTTTTTTATACTTCTTTTTGTATCTAATGTATTCAATAACTCAATGACTTCTTCTTGCTTCTCTTTACTTAATTTCACATTTTTAAGAAAATTAATTCCAAAAGTTTCAACCATATTATTACTGATTCTTAAATCTAATAATATATTTCTATCAAAATTTATTAAACTACTTGGAATAGCCATGTCGATATGATCTAATCTTTGATTAAAATATAATTTATACGTCTTCTGTAAAATATCTTCTTCCTCTTTCTCTGTTAGATTATACCACTGTTCTTCATCTTTATTAGCTTGTGTTAATAAACTATAGAATGACTTCTTGACTTTATATTTATCTTTATAAATTATAAACTCATTAGCATCTATCTTAATTAGGCATTTATAAGCTCTAACACCAGTTGTGTAGCCATAATTTTCAGGTGTTTTAAAATTAATATTTACATAATCTGGCCTCTCTTGTATATCTACATTCATAAAATCGTCTTTATATATATATGTTTTCGGGAATCTGCGTCCTTCACTTTGTCTTAATTTTGCATAATTATCTTGTTCCTGCTCTGAATCACTATCACTAGGATTATATTTCAATGTTAAAAAATGTTGAATTTTATCAATTAATTTATTCATTGTTTTATTTATTGATACAAAAATATCATCAAATCCTATGTACCTATTTGGATATTTTATACTTGCTTTATAATGTTTATCGTATCTTAATAATAGAGATGCACATAGTTGACGCTTATTAGGTTTAGAATTGTCCTTATTAATAACTTCATCACCCTGTGGTGTATCTACTTCATTAATTGAATCACAAAGGTTTAGTTCTTCCATATTTTAATTGGTGGGCAGTAAGATGCCAGCTGCTTATAAACTGTTCATATATTTTTTAAAGACTATTTACTTATTTGCCTTATACATATTAGGTCGTTCTTTAATTGAATCAACAATAAATTTTGTAAAACATTTCTTATTTACTGTACCTAAATTACCTAAGCCTGAACTAGGACATGGAATTACAGAAAAAACGTTCCAAATCTCAAAAACATAATTTTGTGCATTACCTACACCCTTTGTTTGAAATAAATATGCAACATTGTTACCTACTAAATCATATGTAAAACCTGCTCTATCGTTATCATCTGAGCTAATATATTTACATCCTAAATATTCAAATGGACTGGAAAAAATATTAGTACCATTAGCCACATTATATTCATCTATGAACGCCGTATCACTTGCTGAAAAATTATTTCTCGGAGCTTGACTGTAATCTTTATTAATATGCAACTTTAACCAATTTGCCACACCTTGACCCATATTAACTCCAGAATGGATAAAACTTGGTATAAATTCATTATCTTGTATTTTAATTATCGAAAAGTCCCCGCCTTTGTTAATCATACTTGATGTATTATAAATCTTCATACTAGAACCTATCAATTTCCAATTACCAATAATACCAGAATCCGCGGTTTCTTGATATGATGCAGTAAATGTATTACGTGTTATATTTTCTGCCATAAAATATACATTTTTATAATGATTTGCAGCACCAGCTTGTACACTAATTTGATTTGAGTAATAAGTATATAATTCTGGTTTAAAATTAATACTGTATGGGAAGAAAACAAGTGTATATCTCATATCATCTTCACTAGCATTTAAAGTTATAGACAACTTTGTATAAACCGACATATTTAACACTTTCTCTTTGATTTCATAAATAGGTATATATTGACCACGTCTTGCCATTGTGTATGGGGAAACAAGTCTATCAGTTCTTAATTCTTTTTTATTTACTATTAAATTTGTCGTTTTTATAGTCATATCATTCAGTTTATTATTCACTTTTTTAATCTCATTCTCAATCTTAGAAGTTGTTCTCATTCTAATATTATTATTTCTTCGAATTCTATTATTGTTTATACGCATTCGCCTTATACCTCGAAATCTTCTCTGTTTTTGTCTATTTTTATTATTTATTCTAACTTGTCTATTAGTAAAATTATTATTAGGTAAACCACGTTCGTTCACACGTACTCTCCTATTATTAATTTTCCTTCCTCTCAATCTTTGATTATTTCTATTAGTATTCATTAAAATTATTAATTGGATTTTAACGCAAAGAAATCCTTACGTGTGAGCTTCTTCTAACCCTCCCACCCTACCTATGATGTAATTAATAATATATATGATAATTAATAATATATATAATTAATATTTAATTATATAATTTAATAATATTTAAAATATTTAAATAAATAATTATTTAGAACTTGGTTATAAATCTATAATACTCTTCACCAGTTTCAATGTTTACACAGTTAAATCCCCGTGAATGAACTAATTTATAATTTGTATTATATTCTTTTTCAGATACATTGTATATTTTATCAATCAAATTACAACTTATGTCATCATCCAAACTGTCACACATATCTAATTTATCATAATATTCATTTATATCTTCCTTAGTTATTTTAAAACTATTATAAAGGTACTCTTCAAAAATCTCATTCATACCAGATTTGAAAACTCTATCATGGTTTACATATTTCAAATGTTCCTGTAGATTATTAATTTTTCTATTATATGCACTTTGACTTTTATGTCTTAACGGATTCTTCATATGTATTTGTGAAGTAATACGTAACAATGTTTCACCATATTTTTTATATAATTCTATACTTTGATTATTAATCGTAATATTCTCACCAATTATTAATGCTAACTGATATTGCATATACTTAAATTTCTTTATATTTTTAAAAGTATTTCTATATGTGTATGGGCACAATTGAAAAAACCTATCAATCTTCCTAATCATTAAAAATTCTTGACTTACTTCATTATACAAAATAGTACATGACAAATACTCTGCTCCAGTATAGCCCTTAACAACTTCAAACATTTTGCATATTTGGCCTAAACCATGTTTCTTTACTTCATCTACATGCCAATAAACGTATTTATATGCATATGATTTATATATTTCTACCCATTTATTTAATGTCATTATTATCTGGTCATCACCTAAAACTTCAAAAAAGAAAACTACATTATACAAAGTTCTAAGGAAACTTTTCTCAATCTTGTAAATAATGTAACGAATATACAAATAACTTCTTAATGTATTACTGAGACAAGTATTCATCCTACCTGATAACTGCGTGCCTTTTATTTTAAAAGTGAAGTACTTTGCATAAATTGTAAATTCACTTTGATCTATAACCTTTAACACATCTGCAGAATTAAAATATGTTAATATTTTATCTCTGTTAAATTCATACACTCTTCTTAAAAAATAACTATCTATATTTTTAATTAATATTTGGTGTTGCGTACTGTCAAATGCACTTCCATCACAACATATGAAACTTCCAATTTCACCTAATTTCTTAGCCCATTCCTTAAAATTATTACATTTTTGTTCATAATTCTTACCTGCCCCACACCATTCTTCTTTATGTATAATTCTCATACCATATTCACATACTAAACCAAATATAACTTTAGCAATCTGTTTCTGTGCGCTAATGTTTCTAGCTTTACCCTTGGGTAATTTCCAATGTATAACAATTTTTTCATCTGACTTATTATGCATCTTAAATTCCATTCTGACTTCATCTCCACGTAAGTATAAATCATAACCGTCAACATACTCTTTCCGCTTGCTACCTAATTTTGAAAAATATTTTTCAAGACTAATATAATCATCATATTTAGAATAATACGCTTCAACTATTCTATCAATTTCTCGCTTAGCAAATTTTAGAAAATTATTCATCTTACGTTCACTATATGTAATACGCACTTGCACTTGCCTATATACTGCCTCACACTGATTTAAACAACACGGATGTATTTTAAACGGTGAATTATCTTTAACAACTATACCATTTACTTGAGGTCCTATATTTGTTATGGGCTCACGATCATTGTGTTCATTAAATGAGCAATAAAATTGATGTTCTTTAGGTATATTAGTTACTTGATATTTATCAGGTACTTTTCCATAATGTTTTAACACCACATTGTCAATTTTTGTCACATCATGACCTTTCTTAACTAACTTCATAAGGGTTTTAAAGTCACTTAAAAATCTATACATTTCATAAACATTATTAAAGCTACAAGCACTAACTTTATAAATCTGTGCACACTTTATACCTGGTATATACGACAACAATTTGAAAAATTTTAAGGCAACGTATTTTTTTGTTTTAATTATATCGCTTATTCCTATCATATATTTTGTGTACTTACTAGCCTGTTGTAGATTTATTAAGAAATCATATTTACTTGCTAATTCATTCAACATATCTTTATTTCTAATAGTCAATAAACTCAAAATCATATTGATTGTCATTACTACACCCGCTAATTTAAATTCAAAAGCAACCATGAACATACCAATACAAGCAACAATAGGTTGTATTAAATTTAAAATTGTTAATTCAACTACGCTATTAATGTCTTTTCTAACTTCAGACCAGTCCATCAAATCGGTTAATTCACTTAGTCCTTTAATTATATAGTATATCATACTAGACATCATAATTGCCACTAAAAATAATAAAATTTGTGCAAATAATACCCAATGTTTATTTAATAACCACTTATTATACACTTTCATAAAACACCTATGTACATATTTAGACAAATGCCAAAGAAATACGCCTAGAGCTAACAAAAAGAGTACAAATGCTGTATATCTTAACAATAAAATATGATTAGGATAAATCACTCTGATCCTATATGTACCAAAATAACTCTTTATAAACATATCTAACATATCTTTTAATTCTGTCCTGTAGTAAAAAACAATATAAAACCAACCTAATAATTGTCCACCAACACTAATCTGATAATACGTATATTTAGGCTTGATCTTCTTGATTACACGCTCATAAAAGCTTAATTCAGGTACTTTTAAATTCATTAATAATAATATCGATATTAAATATATAACCATCAACCCAAACACATGAGTTATTAATATATTTTTCATTTTAACTACATGTAAAAATTCTGCAATTACTAACAATATATATTTACTACTAAAAAACTTCAATAAAATATAGCTTAGCAAAGCTAATATTAATATAGTATAGGCTACCTTAAATCTAATAGTAACTACTAATTCTTTTTTGTAACTCTGAATATAGTTTCTAATCTTTTTGGGCATTGGCAATTTAGTTAAAATATCTACTAATTTATTTCTAACATAGTATTGTTGTGCTATCTGTTTTTTGAGTATGTTTATATACATCAATACTAAAATTATTACTACTAATAGACAATATTCAAATTCCGTACTTCTTAAATATTTAGATAATTCTTTATATTCAAATTCCACATAAGTGCTATTGAATACACTGTGATCACTAATTAATTCTTCTGTTTCAAGCATTGTTTCACTATTGACTACACTTAAACCATAACAGTATTTAACACAACAAGCAATCAAAATTAAAATTAATGATATAAAATCTTTAAAAGTCCAATTATAAACTACAATACTTTTTATATATTTATTTTGATTCTCCTCTATATTTGTATTAACTAACTGGACTAACGCATCTACTTGCTCTTTTATAACCTCTTGACTTACGATAGTATTCTGCACATCTATACCAATTAATTGCCAAATGAGAGCATAAACATAACTTCGTATCAATTCCTCTCTTTCTGTTATTTTTTTTTGTGCTTAAATATATTAAACTGGATTTTATTGGATCATAATTATATATATTTACTTTCAGATTATTCAAGTCAATCATATCCAAGTAAACTTTGTTATCTTTAAAGTTAACCATTGAGTAATATGTGTACTTGCAATACAAACCAATATTAATTATTCTTGTGTATATTATATTGATACAAAATATAAAAAACCGCCAAAAACCTAATTTTTTATTTAATATGTAATTATAACCCATATCAAAAATATCTATGCTATTACTTGATTGTATAAACTTCACTAAAGTACTTAAACCGTTTTTACCTAACTCGATCTTTAGTTTAATATTGTCATATGCATCTTTAATTTTATTATATGCACTTATTTCCTCTTCAATTTTATTCAAACTATTATACTCTAATTCTATTTGACCATTAATCAAATGTGCTATATGGGCAGCACTTATCGCAATATCAACTGCTTGCTCGTATGTTATTTTGGGATTCCAATTTTCATCTGCACTTGTTCTTAATAATGTATTTGCGTTATTTTTTATGCTTTCAACATTTATATTGCTTCTATAAAAAGCAATAGCACGTGAAAATCTTTCTTTATTTATTTGATAAGATATATTATTCCTTGTAACGTTTATCTGGCTTCCTACGACACCCCCAGCTTTTATATTGAATTTTGTAAACTTACCATTAAAATATCCAATATTTTGATTTTTATATATATAATTCTTATTCTCACCATCTGTAGTTATTGTATACCAGTTAGTATCTGTTACATATAATGTTTGTTTTTCATTTAAAAATTCATTATTTATATCTTCAGGTTTTATTTGGCCATATTTATTTTCCTTCTTCTTTTTCTTTTTATTTTGGTCATCTATTTCGTCACTCTCTTCATCTGATTCATCTTCAGAACTCTCTTCTTCTTTTTTAGCTGGTAATTGAATCGTTTTTTCTAATTTGTTATCTACTTTCCTAAAAATTTGTTTTTCTAACGGTTTATTCTTAACATTTTCGTTAACTCTATTATTATCTTCACGTTTCTTATTAAAGGAATTAGCACGTTGCCGATCATTATATATGTTTATTATATTTCCACGTTCTCTATTTTTCTCAATAGATTGAGTTGTTTTTTCTTGTTTTATTTCGTCTTGTTTTTGACTTTCTTTTATTTCATTATCTACTAATATATTCTTAATACCTTGCTCGTTAATATATATTCTTGGATAAATATATTCTCTAACATTAATTTTAAAATTGAAACAAACTTCGTATTTATTTTTTACATTAAACACAATATCTTTAGGTTGTATTACTGGATCTAAATTATCACATGAATGAGAACGTTCACGTCGAGTAACTCTTGTACTTTTAAAGTCTAATATTACCTCTCTCTGATCATAATAAAAACTCGATTGCATAAATACATAAAACATATGTTGATGTATAGGTATAACATCAATAATATCATGTGCTACACTACAACCTTCTGATAAAAATCTCTTTGGTGTAAGTGTCTCTATACAAATAATTCTACCATTTATAATAGGAAAGGGATGTTCATATGGTATGCCATTACCATCCACGCACATTTTTACTGTTGGTAATTTATAAGTTGCATTTTCTACATATTTTATATCAACTTGAGCAACAGTGTAACTATTAACATCATACATGGTTTCAGTACCTATATATTTAATAAATCTTCCATTTACCAGTTTATAATTTGCATAAAATATTTCTATAGTACAGCAATCGCATATCTCATATTTACCAGGAATGCACGTAAATACATTAAATATGTTTAAAACTTGTTTAACCTTAGTAAAGTATTTTCTATCAGACATTATTTGATCAAATATAAATGGTACATAATATAATGTATCTGTCATACTTAATTGTACCTCACATTCGTACTGGTCTAATTCATTAATGGTAAATAATCTTTTAATACACATAGCTTCCGGTTTAGCCGTACCATGCCAATATTTATATACTCTTCCAGTGTCATGGGCATCTGTCGGTTTATTAAAATACACTCCGCCGATATCTTGTTTTCTAATTAAATTGTGACCTATACCTATATGTAACATTAATGGATACAATTTTAAAGCCATCATATCTGCAAAGTATCTTCTTACACTAGCTAAGAAATCGTGGGCATTTGGGTCATACTTTATTATAAATCGTTTATATTTATGTTTATTTAAATATTCTCCAAGTACAAAATGGACTGGAACTTTATTCCCATAGATCTTTCTTACACTATATGGATATACTGAATAACTTACAGCAAATCTCAACTTATTATAAGCAAATACTAAACATTTTTGATTTTTATCAATATATATTGTATCAGTATTATATAATACTCTAATTTTACTTATTATATCTGCAACATTATATTGATCTTTTGTAGCTAGTGTTTTCACAAAACGTGGTAAAAACATATACTTGCCTTGAACTTCCATATACTCTAAATTATAATCATTGACATTAATTGGTTCATTAAGTGCCATAATTTTTGCAAGTTCTTTATACTTTTCTAAGATTCTTTCATTTAATGTCTCCTTCATTAAATTAGCTGGTACTATGTTTCCTTGACCACCCACGTAAGTATGCAAGTTTGGCATCTCATTTACAGGCTTATTAATTTTATGCATTTCTTCTTTATTTATATAAAATTCTTTCTGAAGTGTATATAATAAATTATTACTTTTTTGTAAATTTAACTCTACGTCTTTTTTATTTTTCTCAATAAGCTGTAATACTTTTTCCTTAGTATTTATTTCGCTTTCTTCTTCTGATTCTGACTCTTCTTGTTCTTCTTTTTTCTTATTCATTTTTGGGGGTGTTCGTGATTTTGATCTTTCTGATACTTTATCTTTTCCTTCTTCTTTCTTTTCTTCTTCTTCCAAGTTCTTATTTTTATTTTTTTTATTACTGGCTTGTTTATTAATATCATTTTTAACTTTCTTTTCAAGATTCTGCGTTGTAAATTTCGGATTAACTCCTTCTATATCTTTATTGCCTAAAGTATCTTTATAGAAATCTTTATAATTATTTTTCCTAAACTTATAACTATTATGATTAGTATATTTCTTATTATTATTATTAGTATTTAAATTTTTCTTATTATTAATATTTTTATTATTATTAAAAGGAGGTTTACCTCCTGAATTATTTTTTGAGACAG